TTCTGAAAAGATCCTCGTGCCCGATGGCTTATACGGAGAAAAGCAAATCGAGCAAGTGCGTGTATTGACTCCTGGCGCATTTGAGATCTTCCAAAAAGATAAAAAGGGTGATTTCCGTGTTGTTGATGAAGGCACAACAAGTTTGAGCGAGATTCCGTTCAGCGTTGCTTACTCCAATCGCACAGGCGTTTTGGAATCGTTCCCACCCTTGGCTGATATTGCTGAGCTGAACTTGCAGCACTATCAAGTGCAATCAGATCTTGGGAATCAATTGCACATCAGCGCAGTGCCGATGCTTGCGTTGTTTGGTTTCCCGCAGGCTGCTGAAGAAATCAGTGCAGGCCCCGGAGAAGCTTTTGCCCTTCCTTTAGATGCAAGGGCCGAATATGTGGAACCGGCTGGCAATAGCTACGACGCGCAGTTTCGCAGGCTTGAACAAATCGAGTCGCAGATCAACGAGTTGGGTTTAGCTGCTGTGGTGGGGGCAAAACTTGTAGGTGAGACGGCCGAGGCAAAACGGATTGATCGCAGTCAAGGCGATGCCACGATGATGGTGCTGGCGCAGCAAATGCAGGACATGATTGACAACTGCCTGCGGTTTCACGCTGACTTCATGCAGGAATTACAGGCTGGCAGCAGCCTTGTTAATCGTGACTTTATGGGCGCAAGGCTTGAGCCGCAGGAAATTCAAGCGTTGTTGCAGCTTTACACCGCTGGCACGGTGACACAAGAAACATTGTTGTTGCAGCTGGCAGCAGGGGAAGTATTAGGTGATGAGTTCAATGTTCAAAATGAGCTTGAAGCAACGCAGGCTGGCGGATTGCTTGAAACACCGCAGCCAGTTCCTGAGCAGGAAGTCACAATGCCTGAAGGTGAGCCGGAGGCAGACGATGAGTTGGCTTGACAATTTGCACAGGCCAAAACCTGAACAACCATCAAGTCGGGAATTTTTTTATTCGCATGACAGGCTTGCCAATCAATATTTTGCGGTCATCAGGCTGACTTGGTACTTGGACGGCAAGGTATGCGCTGTCACCGAAAGCAGTATTGCGACTTATGACAAAGATGTCGTGGCGGAGTTCACATCAATTTTGGATAACGCTTTAAAGCTTGGTGCTGATGCTGCTGTTGTTTGTATTGAAAGCTCCGACGTTCTTGGCTTTCATGAACGATGAGCGAACCTGAAGCCTTTTACAGGCAGGCAATTGATCTAAACCGCTACAGCAACCACGTCGCGCTGAATGTGATGCGGGCCTACAACAACATCGTTGTTGATGCTGCAAGCAAGCTGAATGACATCGGTTCCTTAAACCCAAGAGAAGCGGCGCGGCTAAATACGTTGTTACTGCAAGTAAAAGAAAGCTTGGCGACTTGGGCTGGAGATAGCAGCGTTTATTTAATGCAAGAGCTGCAAGGGCTTGCCTTGCTGGAAGACGAATTTATCGTTCAACAGATCAAGAATGTAGTGAAGCCAGAGTTAGTGCCTGGGGTTCGCAGCGTTGAAATTACGCCAGATTTTGCCAAGGCCATTGTGATGGATGACCCAACAGATTTGAGTGCGGCGGTATTACAAAGAAATTTACAGGAGCAAATTGAAGGTATCGCACCAGGCACTGTCAGGCTTGATGCGGCAAAAGGGTCAGCCCTTGTTCTGCCTAATGGCAAAACACTAAATACGTCGTTCCGTCAACTTGCTGAAGCATCAGCCGCAAAGTTTCGAGTGACTGTTCAAGACGGGATGTTGACCGGTGAAAATATGCGAGACATGGTCAAGCGTTTACGCGGTGATTTGCGTTTCAATGACGCTGCAGACATTGCCCGCACTGCAGCAAAAGGCGGCACGTTGACGACGCTTTCTGATGCACAGATTCGAGCATTAATTAGAACTTCTGTTACGCAGGTAAGCAACACGGTGAACAATCAGGTTTATGCCGCCAATCAAGACGTGATTGCTGCATACCGCTACAGAGCGGTTTTGGATTTAAAGACGACCGCTATTTGTCAATCACTTGACGGCAGAGTTTTCAAGTTTGGCAAAGGGCCAGAACCACCACAGCATTTTGGTTGCCGGTCAACGATCGTGATGGTGCCAAGGTCTGAAGCAGAAGGCGACGTGCAACAGCGTGGCAAGCGTGCGGCACTTGGTGGCCTTGTCCCTGTCGATCAGCAGTATGGAACTTGGCTAGCGAACAGAACGGTGCAGCAACAGAATGAAGCCTTAGGAGGCAAGGGCAAGGGTGATGTATTCCGCAGCCTTTTGAAGAAAGGCGAATCAGGCGACATTGCAATCAGGAAATTTGTCAGCAATGACGGGTCAGAACTAACCTTAAAAGACTTGCAGGCAAAATACGGTGCCTCTTAAGCGTGGCGGCAGCCAGCAGATCATTTCGCAAAATATCCGCAAACTGATCAAGGAAGGCAAGAGCAGGTCACAAGCGGCAGCTATTGCATTTAAGGAAGCAGGCAAGCGCGGCAAACGTAAGCGCAAGTGACCCAGGGCAAAAGAAGCGTTACGCTTTTGTTGTTGCTAGCAAATGCGATCAATGCAGCTACACAGCAAATTTCAACTCACACCCCAGGGTGAAGAGAAGAAAGCCAAGCCTGCAGCTAAAAAAGCTGTAGCCAAGAAATCAACAGTTAAGGAGGAATCCTGATGCCTAGCTACTCCGGGCCAAAGAAACCACAGAAGCCTGTTAAGAAAAAGAAAGGAGGCAAGAAAAAGTAATGGCTCGACGTTACATCCGCGACAAGAGTGGACGATTTGCTGGATCAGGCAGCAGTCGTTTTAAATCAAGGTCGGCAGGCAAAAAAAGCAAAAGCAAAAGTTCTGGCAAGGCTTTGAACAATCCAGAAAAAGCATATTTAGCAATCAAATCTCAAAAAAGCAAATTTGGGTCTGACCGCAAAGTATTTGCTGAGATGCAGCGTCGAGGCTTTTTGAAAGGAGCCGACCCAATGGGGCAACTTATTAAAGTTGCTTCAAATGCCCGCATAAAGCAAGGAGCACCTTTTTAGTTCCATGACAAACAAAAAAAAGGAGGCAAGAAAAAGTAATGGCTAAAAAGCAGCGGCGCGTCCCAAAGGACAAGGCCACTGGTCTGCCTAAGAAGTATCTTTCTGGTGCCAAGAGTCGCTCAGGCAAAGCCCGAGAAATCAAGCGCACGGCTGCTGCTTACAAGGCTGGCGAATTTATCGACATCAAAGCTGTTTCTGCATCGAGGACCAAACAAGGTGGCACCAAAAGCAAAACCACTAAACGCCGGAACAAAAAAAACGCTAAAAGATAAGGCCGAAAAAACCAGATTCTTCTATGGAGAGCTAGCTGCGGTTTATCGAAAAGGGCAGGGCGCATACCTGTCGAGCGGATCGCGCAACGTGCCGATGGCGGCATGGGCAATGGGCCGGGTCAATAGCTACATGCGAGGCGATAAGGCACGAACAGCAGATGCTGCGATCTACGCCCGCTACAACAAAAAACGATGAGCATCCAACGTGGCGGCCATACGTTTGATGGCTATGACAAGCCGATTAGGACGCCGAATCATTCGAGCGGCAAATCACACGCCGTTGTGGTCAGCGTTAAAGGCAGCCCGAAGCTCATACGTTTTGGGATGCAGGGCGCAAAAACAAAGCGCCCGCGCAAGGGTGAATCAGCGGCGGATAAAGCAAAGCGTGCGTCTTTTAAAGCGCGTCATGCGAAAAATATTGCCAAAGGAAAAACAAGCGCAGCATTCTGGGCGAACAAAATCAAATGGAGCTGATAACCTTTAGGAGCAAATAAGCCCTACGGGTTGCACATGTCTGAAGAGCAAATTCAAGAGACTACGTCTTCTGAACCTCAAAACAACGTTGAACTTGAATCATTAAAAGGCAGCGTTGAAGCGTTAGAGCGCAAAAACCACGAACTAATTGGCAAGCTAAAAAAGACTAAAGCTATTCCTGATGGGGTTGATGTTCAGGAGTTACTGGACTTCAAAGCTAAAGCGGAACAAGCAGACCTGGAGAAACAAGGCAAGTACGGCGAAGCCCGACAAGCTTTGGAGCAACAGTTCCGTGAGGCGACGGCGGAGAAGGACAAGCGCATTTCTGAACTCGAAGCGCGTGTTCGTGAGCTGGAATTGATCACGCCTGCTGTAAGTGCTTTGGCTGATGTTGTTCATGACCCGGACTTGATTTTGAAAACCAAGTTGACGAGTGAACAAATTGAGCGTGAGGCTGATGGCACCGTCGTTGTTGTCGATGGTTATCAACGAACACCTGTCGGTGAATGGGCCAAGACTTTGCCAGCTTGGATGCAAAAGCAACCCAAGCCACAAGGCAGTGGCGCACCGTCTGGGCGTGCATCAAGTGATTCTGTCGCTGGGGTCAAGAATCCATTCAGCAAAGAAACGTTCAACCTCACAGAACAATCACGGTTGTTTAGAACCGATCGTGACATGTATGAAAGGTTGAAAAACGCAGCTAACCGTTAGTATGTGACTTAATGGCAGGGCTACGCCGCGCCAATCGGGTTACGCCCACACCGTAAACATTCTCTTTTTTGACAGATGGCGACTCTTAGGAGCGACATCATCATCCCTGAGGTTTTTACCCCGTATTTGATTGAGCAGACAACCCTTCGTGACGCCTTTTTGGCTAGCGGTGTTGTTCAGCCAATGGCGGAGTTGAACGCTGCAGAGGATGGTGGAGACTTCATCCAGATCCCTTTTTACACCGCAAACCTTGCTGGTGATTTTGAAGTTCTAACTGATAGTTCTTCATTAACCCCAGGCAAAATCACAGCCGACAAACAAGTTGGGGCCGTGCTCCACAGGGGTCGGGCCTTCGAATCAAGAGATTTAGCCGCGCTTGCTGCTGGCTCTGATCCGATGGCTGCCATTGGCGCCAAAGTTGCTGATTACATTGCCAACCAACGCCAGAAAGATCTTCTTTCTTGCTTGGCTGGTGTGTTTGGTGCAGTTGATGATAACGCCAGTTCAGCTTTCATCGGCCTGACCGTCGATGGCGCATCTGGTGACACTCCGACTGAGCTTGGTCCACGCCAAATCGTGAAAGCAAAATCATTGCTTGGCGATCAAGGCGAAAAGCTTGCTGCAATTTGCGTGCATCCCAATGTCTACTATTCGTTGATGGAGCGTCGAGCAATCGACTTCATCTACGACGACAA